TGAAATGCACCCAGTGGTAAAAACATTTTATCCTGGCAACCTATACATTTGTCAGGATCGGTCTCAACTGAGCAATATACTGCCTTGGAAAGTAGATAACTTTGCTGTGGTAAACAACCGCGGTGATATCTGGACTGAACTTGAGAATGTGACCGAGTACTGTAAATATTACACTCAAGCAATGAACAAAGGTTGCAGATTTTTTTACAGTTTTCGTGACACCCAAATTGTTGGGGTAAATAGATTGACCACAGATATGGAAAAATACTTTTTAGATTGGGCACAATCATTAACCAGCATTGGACTTGAATTGGTATGGAATAATATTGACTTTACCCGCAAAGTGCCTGATCAAAACGGATACTATGATCAACTTGAAAACCCAGACACTACCAATGGCAACTTGAAGTTTTGGTTTGTGTATAAAGGCCAGTCATGGGACATATTAAAATGAATATCGTTTGTTACACTGGCGGCACCTGCGGAGATATAATTTCGGCTGCACTTGATCCCACCGGCACACGGTTTAACCATACAGCAATGATAATTGACGACGTGTATAGAACACGTTTAAAAAAGCCGCATTTGTTTCAATCAGACTTGGAAAAAGATCAGTATTTAATTGAAGTAGAAAAAAAATACCAATCAATTCCCAGTCATGATTTGGATTATCATGTTCGTAAGAAACATGATTTTATAGGTATTACTGTACAAGACAAAACAGTAGCGTTATGGGCCGCAAAACGATTCAAGCAATTACATCGTGCTCACGTATGGGAAGAAATGGTCACTGCTTGTGGCGCTGATACTGTGGAAGGGTATGCACAAATGATGATTGATTTTTCTAATCTTGTCAGACAACACACAGACCGCATTGTGTCATTGGAATCTATACGTACAGGAACTGCTTTAGACAATCCAGTATTAAAATTGGCCAACAAAAACGTCTATCGCAATTGGATGGACTTGCAAAACGGTACGTTCATAATATGACATTTTGTTATGCTCCCTGGAGCAATGTGGAAATTTTACCACAAGGTAAAATATTGCCCTGTTGCAAATTCCAAAGCAGTTATTATCCGCAGACTTTTAATATTGCACAAAATACAATCAACGACTATCGGCAAAGCAAAATGTTGTTGGATATCAAGCAAGAGTTTACACAAGGAACATGGCCTGCTGGATGCGAACGTTGCAGGATTGAAGAAGAAAACGGTATTGAAAGTAAACGACAGCTTGATTATAATCGTTGGCAAGAGCACTACGACAGTTATGATTTAGACAGTAATACACTATTGACTGTGAGCTTAGCGTTAGGCAATACTTGTAATTTAAAGTGTATTATTTGTAGTCCGTATGCATCGAGTAAGTGGGCCAAAGAATACAAAGACGTATATGGAATTAATGTTCCTAGCATTGAACCAGTACGGCAAGACTTAATAAAAAATCTAACTACCATTGCGCCAAATTTAGTACATATAGATATGCATGGCGGCGAGCCGTTGCTATCAAATACAGAACAGCATCAAGCACTATTAGATCACTACATACAAACACATCAAGCAAAAAATATTTCCATACACTACACTACAAATGCCACAATATTTCCTGACCCATGCTGGATAAAAAGATGGAGTCATTTTGCCGAAATTGACTTGCAATTAAGCATTGACGGTATAGGACAGCAGTTTGAATATTTGAGATATCCAGCCGATTGGAACGAAGTAACAGACAATGTTGAACGCTATATTGAACTACAACACTACATACCAAATGTTAGACTTAGTGTTGCGCATACAGTTAGTGCGTTTAATATATTTTATCTTGAAGAGTTTATTCAATGGACTCAGCAAAAAGGATTGCCAAAACCTTGGATGGGTAAATTGCATACTCCGATACATCTAAGACCTTCGGTATGGCCTGAATTGGCCAAGTTAGCCATTGTAAAAAAACTACAATCAAGTATAATTGACGATGTACGTGCGTGGGCTAATTTGATGCAAAACACTGATGACAGCAAGCTGTTTACGCAATTCCAGCAGTATATACACAAGCACGACCAATATAGACACACAGATTTTGCCACAACGTTCCCAGAATTAGCACCATACATATGAAACAAGCAACAATTGTAATACGAGATGAAGTAAACATCAAAGTTGAAGGACTCGATCTGGATGCTCGTCGTGCGTTGGTAAATGCATTTAAGTATGATGTGCCCGGTGCACGGTATTTGCCTGCTGTGAGACTAGGTAGGTGGGACGGTAAGGTCAGTTACTTCCAACTGGGTGGCAGCACTTATGTAAACTTGTTACCTGAGATTATTCCAATATTAGAAAAGTTTAATTATGACATTGAACTAGACGATCAACGTGAGTACTCTACTGTGTTTGACTTTACCCAGATCCGAGAAGATTCTTTTGCGCACAAGGTCTGGCCTAAAACACATCCAATGACCGGGCAACCTGTGGTGTTGCGTGACTACCAAGTTGAGATCATCAACAACTTCCTGGGCAATCCGCAATGCATACAAGAAGTGGCCACAGGCGCAGGCAAGACGCTGATCACTGCCGCGCTAAGTTTAAGCATAGAACCCTACGGGCGCAGTATCGTTATTGTGCCCAACAAGAGTTTGGTCACACAGACAGAAGCAGACTACAAGAACTTGGGCCTGGATGTTGGTGTTTACTTTGGTGATCGTAAAGAACATGGTCGGACGCACACTATATGCACTTGGCAAAGTTTAAATGTGTTGATGAAGAACACAAAGAACAGTGTAGCAGATGTCACCATACAAGACTTCATCGAGGACGTGGTATGTGTGATGGTAGACGAAGTACACATGGCCAAGGCAGACGCACTTAAATCCTTGTTGACCGGCATCATGGCTAGAGTGCCAATTCGATGGGGCCTGACCGGAACTGTGCCCAAAGAACCATTTGAATTTCAAGCATTAAAATGCAGTCTTGGTCCTGTTATTAGCCAACTCAGTGCCAGCGAGCTACAGGATCGTGGTGTGTTGGCACAGTGTCATGTGAACATTGTGCAGTTGGTAGACCATGCAGAGTTCAGTAATTATCAAAGTGAGTTGAAGTTCTTATTGGAAGAGCCCGATAGACTCACTGCCATTGCCAACTTGGTGTCGCATGTGAACGACACAGGCAATACACTAGTGTTAGTAGACCGTGTAGCAGCCGGTCATGCTTTGATTGAACGCCTGGGCGATCGAGCAGTGTTTGTGTCAGGTGCAACCAAAGCAGGAGCAAGACAAGATGAATACGACGAAGTGGCCACCAGCACTGGCAAGATTATTGTGGCGACTTACGGTGTGGCCGCTGTGGGTATTAATATTCCAAGGATTTTTAATCTGGTTCTTCTTGAACCCGGAAAGAGCTTTGTCCGTGTTATACAGTCAATTGGGCGCGGCATTAGAAAAGCGGAAGACAAAGATCACGTAGAGATCTGGGACATAACCAGCACTTGTAAATTTGCCAAACGACACTTGACCAAACGCAAAGTATTTTATCGAGATGCAAACTATCCATTCTCTCAAGAAAAGTTAGAATGGAAATAACTGTTAAATCTCTTGACATTTCGCCTGCTATACTGTAATATACACATATGAGAATACTAACACTTGACCAAAACAGAGCCTATGACCTCGACCATCTTCCAGAGGAAGTCGAAGACATGAGGTTTGCTATATTTGACAACAGTGATCCCAAAGATCCCGACTATCATTATATTCCACTTATCTTTCTTGAAAGTTTTAATGCACCTGCGTTAGTACTACAAATTGGCGAACATAAAATACGCATGCCCATGGACTGGCAGGTGCTGATTGGCGAACCCGAAGTGGGCGACTTAGAAGTGCTGCCATTGACCAGTATCAACGATCGTGGGTTTAAAGTGTTCCAGTTTAATCCACTATCTAGCTTCCGTCCGAGTTTTCCAACCATTGAAATTGTGGATGTGTATCACGAAGTGGCCTGGTATGCACCCAAGTTAAAGAATGGACAGATGTTGTGTATTCCATTGAGTGATGATCCCAAGCCAGACTGTGTGTATTTTGTCAAAGACATTAGTCGTAATTGCGAAATTGTGGACTACGACAAGGCCTGGTAATGAGCGATAAACTAAACATTGCCAATGAGATGCGACAGTTTGATCGTAAGAATCGAGACTTTTACAATGAGCTGTCAGATGAAGAACGCAAGAAATTCTCAAACTTTTTAATGTTGCGATGGGGTAGTGCAGTAGAAGGGTCAAGAGAACTGCAAGAGTTTTATGTTATTGCACTGAATGAACGCTTCAACAAACACTTCTTTACACTGAGTAAACATCCAGGACTGCAATGGCTGTGCGCCACAACAGTGAGTCCGGATATGGGTACACCGAGACATACCTGGATTGCTCCTAAGAAAAAAGAACCCGGTGCCAGTGGCATACGGAAACAGTTGGCAGAACTGTATCCACATCTCAAAGACGATGACATTGCAGTGCTGGCATCAATTACTACCAAAAAAGAAATTGACGAGCACTTGAAGTTATCAGGCAAAGACATTAAAAAATGAGTTATACTTGCCAGTACTGTCGGAAAGATTTTGTTAAAGAAACAAGTCTCACTGTGCATAGTTGTGAACCACGTCGTCGTAGACAGGAACGTGCTGAACGTGGAGTAGAACTGGGCTTTCAAGCCTACATTAAGTTTTATGAAATGACACAGGGCAGTGCCAAGCTAAAGTCATTTGATGACTTTGCTGATTCGCCCTACTACCGAGCATTTGTCAAGTTTGGTCGTTATTGTGTGGCCATACGTGCTATCAATCCTGCACGTTTTATGGAATGGGTGCTGAAACAAAACAAAAAGATTGATCACTGGTGTCGAGACGCAGTGTATACAGAGTATTTGTTATTCTATTTGCAAGTGGAAAACATCAACGACGCACTGGCCCGTGCAATGGAATACGGCATTGACTGGGCAGAGAAAACAGGTAATCCTGCACAGGATTGTTTGCGGTATGGCGGCACTAATGCAACTGTGTATGCAGTTACAACAGGCCGCATCAGTCCTTGGGTAATTTACAATTCAGAATCTGGGCAACGATTTTTAAGTACACTAGATGCTGGTCAGATTGCTATGGTGTGGCCTTATATAGACAGCGATGTATGGCAGAAAAAGTTTAGCGACTACACCGCAGACCAAGAGTACGCCAAAGAAATATTAACACAGGCAGGATGGTAATATGAGCGCAGATATTGACATAGACTTTGCAGACCGTAGTCAATTGCTGGAGTTGATCTGGCATACACCTGCACGTCAAACAATCCAGGGACAAGTACGACGTCATAACTCTGGAGTGTATGTAACAGATATTCCGCTGGATCCTGTGCATCGGTGCGCGGCCATAGATTACGAACAGGCGGAACAGTTGGGCTATTTTAAAATTGACTTGTTGAACATGAGCGTTTATCAGTTGGTTACTAGTCCAGAGCACTATGCCACAGCAGTGGCCACAGAGCCTACTTGGAGTCGGCTATGGCAAGAACCTGAGTGGGCAAAACAACTAGCACACATTGGCAACTACACTGATTTGTTAAAAGAAATGCGCCCAGATAGTATTCCACGCATGGCAGCGTTTATCAGTATTATACGTCCAGGTAAAGCACACTTACAACGGCAGCCCTGGGACGTGGTGTTCGACTCTGTATGGGACGGTGATGAAAGTCGAGGCTACACATTTAAGAAAAGCCACGCAATCTCTTACGCAGCCCTGGTAGCATTACACATGAACCTGCTCAGTCCATCCGCCGCACCAGTGTAATACTTTTGCGTTTGCCTTTTTTCAGTGCAATATCAGCCAGGCTACACACCGGGCCATGCAGTATTTCCAAATCTTTATTGGCAAATGTACGTAGACAAGGTCGGAATACATCCCAGTCTTTCTTCAGGAAGATGTTGATGGGAATACTTCTATTACTTTCCCACCACCAAGCATTGGCCAGCTCTAGAAACCTTTGCTTTAGTACAGGGTCGTGTATGCTGCCAAAGTCGTATATGGTGGTAACTGACACATCTTGATTCTGTACAATGCCCACGTACTCCGTGGAAGCATACACACACAGTGTAATAAAGGGGTATTGTTCGCTGAGTTTTGTAAAGATATCATTGGCCATCGGTGGTATTTATACCGTGCATTTTTGGCTAAATTTAAAGGTTATCTTTTGTCGCTAAATACATCCATATGTATTCAACCACTGCTTACCTTTACCAACAAGTAACTCGAGTTATTGTAGTCGACACCAGTGGTGCTTATTTCAATTTGAGGTACAATCCTGTGTATGCTAAAAAACTAACCGTTAACAAAGGCGTCGACAACGTAATCTTGTTTGAGTTCATCAATCAAGACGAAAAACCTGTGAATATCACCGGCAGCGCACTGACATTTAGAATGGTCAGCCAGAACGGTGCCGCGCTGTTGGTTCAAAAGGACATGGTTGTTATCAATGCACAGTTTGGTCGTGCCAAGGTAACGCTGACCACAACAGAACTTGATACTGTGTTGGCACAACCTGCTGCCTACAGCATCATGCGAGCCAGTGGCAATCTGATAGAAGCAGTGTACACAGATGCACAATCGGGTGCCCGTGCCCCGCTTGATGTGGTGGACAGTGTGTATCCTCAGTACGTTTCCAGTGCTAACTTGACCATCCCCACAACAGAAATCACAGCTCAGGTCAGTTATGGTGGATCCAGCAGTAGTGTATATCCAGATTGGGCACTAAACGCTGGCAGCTCAATCAACAACTACAGCCCGTATCAGCCAACTGAATTTTACAGCAGTTTTATAGAACCAGTGGGCGCGGTAACCACAATACAAATGGACTTGCTTGGCTATACAGGTACAATCAAGGCCCAGGCTGCGGAGAATTACCAAAGTATCTGGTACAATGTTACAGAATCCACACAGTATCTAAACAGAACCGACACCATTTACATGAACGTGATTGGATGGCATCCGTTGTTGCGGTTGTGTTTCAACAACAGCATATACACCACCGGCACAAACGGTCAAGCAATGGGCAATCCCGGTCAGGCCACTGCCACAGTGGCCAATGGCATTGTCACAGGAGTCACTGTTTCTAACCCAGGGTTTGGGTATTTGGCTCCGCCGTTGATTGAGTTTGTGGGCGAAGGCGCAGGTGCTGTGGCCACTGCTAGTATATCTGGTGGATCAATCAGTGGCATTACACTGGTGTCAGGTGGTTCTGGATACCGTCCTGTTCCTCCTACCATGCAGTCAGTACAGGTACTTGTTTCCACTGGACGTGTGGTAAACTTGAAGTATCGTTAAGCCAAAATAAGTTGCATTGTGTCACAAAACGTGTTACAATAGTAGCATGATTGACGTGTTGGCATTTTTACCAGGCAAAAGAAAACAGTCTAGTTCTGGATGGATTTCTTTCAACGCACCCTGTTGTGTACACACCGGCAACACACCAGATCGTCGCGGACGTGGTGGTATCAAACTGTCTGATCCGGGTTGGAGTTATCACTGCTTTAACTGTGGGTATACCGCAAGTTTTATTCTTGGACGTAATATCGGATTCAAAGCACGACGTCTGCTGGAATGGATAGGCGTTCCTGAAAACGATATCAATCAAATCAATCTTGAAAGCATGCGCCATCGTAGTATGGAAGGCATGATTGAAGACCGTCAGCGTGTTTGGAATAGTCTGGCACCAATTGAATTTGTAGAAACAGACTTACCAGAATTTACAGATTTTGTAACACCGGCAACACCTGAGCAATGGGCATATCTGCGCGGCAGGCATGTACCAGAAGACTATCCCGTCATGGTGCCCAGTACCACACGACCCGGTGTAGTTGTTCCGTTTACCTACAATAATCAAGTGGTAGGTAGTACAATAAGATTCTTGGACGATCGTAATCCACGTTATATTAACGACATGCAGAAGGGCTATGTGTTTGGCATAGACCTACAGCAAGCAGGTTGGCAACATGTGATTGTGACAGAAGGCATCTTTGATGCACTCTGTATCGATGGGCTGGCTGTGATGCACAACGAAATAAGTGATAATCAAGCAAGACTAATACGTAGCTTAGGCCGCAATGTCATTGTAGTTCCTGACCAAGATACCGCAGGTGTAGAATTAATTGACCGTGCTGTGGAACTGGGATGGAGTGTAAGCATTCCGGATTGGCCAGCCGGTGTTAAAGACATCAACGATTCTGTGAAACTCTGGGGCAAGTTAACAACTTTGCTAACTATAATGCAAGCCAAAGAAACCAGCAAGATCAAAATAGAGTTAGCAAAAAGAAATCTTACTAAGAAGATAGGTATTGTATGATAGACATAGAAAAAATAAATCAGAATTTACTTGAGGTAAAATTTCCTCCAATGATTTGCTACAAGCATCCATTGTTGAATTTGGTATTCTATCCTCACCAAAAATGCGGGAGCTCTACCTATCGTGTGTTGTTTCAAGAGTTAGGGTGGTTAGTTATTGATATTGCAAACATTGACTGGAACAAAGATAAAGTTTTTGCACATATTAGGGATCCGTTAGTGCGACATCGCAAAGGCATAGTTGAAGGTATTTGCAACTACTTTACAGAATTTGCAGATATATTTAAAGATCCGCTAGCAGCCAAGTTTCTCACTAATGTTACTATAGTTGAGTCACACAGTTACACCATTGAAAGGTGGCTTGGGAGAGATCGCGCAATATTAGTAAATTGGATACCTATTGATACATCATTGAATCACACAAAAGAAACGTTTAACTTTTTAAAAGTAAATGGTGCGCCGGTGTCTACTGAAATAAAACAATGGTTCAATGATCTTCTGCGAATGAATGAATCAACGCCAGACAAACTTTTACTATATAACATGCTAATGGCAGAACCGACACCTGGTGAAATTTTGAGATATATTGATTTTGATAGATGTTTATATGCAGAAGTTTTAAATTTTTACGGGTTTGAACCGCACAATTATCAAGGTAGAGTTGAACAGCTTAAGAATAATGGATTACCAGAGTTAGAGGCACAAATGTTAGCCGACCAGGAAGTTGCTTCTGGAGAATATTTAAAATGGAATTTTAATGCTTAAAGATTACGGACTTGAAGTCCAACGATTATTTTTAGAAATGATGTTAGAAGACGCAAGTAGTTATGTGCGTGTTCAAAACATTTATAATCCACAGAACTTTGACAAGAGTTTACGTCCTGCTGCCGAGTTTATCAAAGAACACACAGACAAACACAAGACCATGCCTGACCGGACGCAGATCTCGGCAACCACTGGCATCAAACTACAACCTGTGCCGGATTTGAATGAAGGACATTTTGATTGGTTCATGACCGAGTTTGAAGGCTTTACCAAGCGTCAAGAACTCGAACGTGCTATTTTAAAGTCAGCAGATCTCCTAGAAAAGGGCGAGTTCGAGCCAGTTGAGAAACTGATCAAAGATGCAGTTCAGATCTCTCTTACAAAAGACATGGGCACAGACTACTTTGCTGATCCTGCGGCTCGTATTAATCGATACTTTAACTCGGGCGGCCAAGTAAGTACAGGATGGCCACAGTTGGACAAGTTATTGTATGGCGGATTCAGTCGAGGTGAATTGAACATCTTTGCAGGTGGATCTGGATCGGGCAAGAGTTTGGTCATGATGAACATTGCA